TTCGAGACATTATTTTCTGTATATGAGGTAGAAGATATAAATACCCTATCAGGTATTACTGCCGATTATATGACAAACGGATTAGATGCTACTCAAATCCAATTGGAAAATAAAGAATTAACTTGGTTAGAGTTATGGGCAGCAGCTGATAATTTATATAAAAAGATTGGAGATACGGAACATTTGTTTGTAGAAAGTTTTGATGTTATTCAGAACGGAGATAAAACAGAAGTTCAGGTATTTTTTGGTAGTTAAAATAAACAATAAGTTATGTATTTAGAGCACTTTGACAAGTTCAAAGGTATGACTCCATATCTTCACATCAATAGTGAAGAGTGGAGTTATATTAAAACCACGTTTGATAGAGATGATGTAAAAGACTCTCTTGCAGAAGTGTGTATGGAATACGAACTACCATACGCAGAAATAACAGAAACAGAAGCTAGAAAAGAATACCTTGCTCTCAAAGGAACTCGCTATCACGAACTCCTAACCGAAGGTGAGTGGTTTCCTCGTAAAGCATCGGAGAGCAATTATCCTTTAACTTTCAGAGGTAAACAACAATTTGTAAGAAGGTTGAATACTGGCAACTCTGCATCTAATTACTTTCAACAATCAAATCGTTGGAGTGTTGACGGTACCGTTTCACCTGGACCAAAAAGAACTTGGGAAAGTAAAGAATTTATGACAACCTTAATGGGTGGATTATATACTCTTAAATTTGATGAAGTAAATAGAAATTCTTTAAGAGTTTGTTTGAGTTTAAGAAAGTATATTTGCTCGCAATTCAAACCCAATGTTGCCAAAGCACTTTATGATATGGTTGATGCAAGAAATGTATTAGATATATCAGCAGGGTGGGGAGATAGATTGTGTGGATTTATGGCATCTGAAAAAGGAGAACATTATGTGGGTATTGACCCGAGAAAAGAAAATCACCCAATTTATGAACAACAAGCAGAATTTTACAAAAAACACAACGGATGGTTTGAAACCGATAAAAAAACTACATTCCATTGCTCACCAGCTGAAGACATGGATTATAGTGAGTACACCAATTATTTTGACATTGTTTTCAGCTCACCCCCATATTTCAATGTTGAACGATATTCTTATGACGATACCCAAAGTTGGGTTCGATACAACAACATTGATGCATGGAATAAATTATTCTTACACAAAACAATCGAAAAGGTTTGGCCGACTATTAGAAAGGGTGGGTATTTAGCAATCAATATTGCCGATGTATATGCATCTTCCAAAGGAGATGGTAAGGGGTATCAAGAGATAACAAATCCTATGAACGATTATATTGCTTCGTTAGGTGGAGAATATGAGGGTTGCTTGGGGATGGAAATGGCAAAGAGACCAGGTTCAGCAGGAGCAGGTGCAATTATAGAAGGGGATGAGGAAAGATACACAGAAGAAGCTCTATTAAAAGCGGAAGAAGCAAAAAATAAAACATTTTGTGAGCCAGTATGGATATGGAAAAAACCATAGTGACTTGTAAATATAAAAAAAATATAGTATATTCGTAAACAATTAAATTTAAAAAACATGAACAAAACAAGAATTACAAGATTTATCCAAAAGTATAATTTGGCAGGATTAGTAGAATCTGTAGCATGGAAAGCAGCAGATGGTAAATTGGTTACTCGTTTTATCTCCGATGATAAGACAGTATTAGGTGAAATTCAATTAGATAATTTTACTCAAACAACACCTAATTTAGGTATTTACACAACATCACAATTAACAAAATTGTTATCAGTTGTAGGTGACGATGTTGAATTGGATGTTCAGCAAGTTGAAGGAAAGGCTGTAAGTTTATTTATCAAAAGTGATGATACAAAGGCTCAATTCCAATTAGCGGATTTGGCAGTTATCCCATCAGTTCCGGATTTGAAATCTCTACCAGAATTTGATGTTGAAATTGCATTTGATGGTAAATTTATTGATAAATTTATCAAAGCTAAAAACGCATTATCTGATGTAGATACATTTACCGTTCTTACAAAGAATAGTGAATTGAAACTTGTATTAGGTTATTCGAATGTAAATTCAACTTTGATTGAATTTTCTGTTAACAAAGATTATACAGAAGAAGTTAAACCTATTTCATTCTCTGCAAAGTATCTCAAAGAGATTTTCTCTGCAAACAAAGAAGCCAATTCGGTAGTATTAAAAATATCTACTTCAGGTTTAGCGCATGTTGAATTCAAAATTGATGATTTCACTGCAAACTATTACTTGGTAGAAGTACAATTAACCGCATAGAATGGCATTCAATTATAAAAAGAAGTATTTTTACGAAAGAAACGATTGGATTTACTCTCCAGAAATAAATCTTAAATACGAAGATGTATTAAAGATGCCTTTTCCGGAGTTTGGTAAGTGGGTTGATTTCTTTCGTAAAACTGCCATTGAGCAGTGGAACAGAACGGATGCACCACCGAGGATTGGTATGGACGAAGCTGAAATTATTGAAAACTTTTCTAAACTACAAACATACAAAGTTAATGAGTTTAGTAAGGTAGACAAAGATGGTGATGAAGTTATTTTTAACTTTAACAAATTTGCCACTTGTGTAAATCAATTCTTTCCTGCAATGTACAAAACAGGTATCGGTGGTTCTGCATACGATAAACCAAAACCATCAATCTACGATATTTTTGTAGATGATGCGTACTTACCTGATTTCATTAAACAGATGAATCGTTTAACTCGTCAGGATGGTATGTATCGTTTTTCTAAAACTCTACACTTAAATCATCCAGATTTCCACAACTCACATATTCAAACTGGTAAAGAATGGATTGAGAAATGGGCAGCAGGAGATACACAACAAGGACATGGGTTTTGTTTATCACAGGCAGATAGTAAAGTACCATCTCCACCAATTACTGCACAAGAGGTAAAGGATTTGTATAAAGCAGGGATATTGAAGTATGAGAATATTTCATCACTTAAAACTGCGGATTGGGGTGAGAATATTGATAATCTAATTGATATTCCAAAACAACCAATTCAGATTAAAACATATCCGTTTGGTCAAACTATCTTCCCAGAAGCAACTGCGGCATTCCGTATTGGTATGGGAACGCAAGCAGTAGTAAACTTTCCACCATTAACTGCAAAGTATCTGTATCAGAGATTTACAGAACATATCAAAGACCAAAAGGTTATAAACATTTATGACCCATCGGCAGGTTGGGGTGGTAGAATTTTAGGAGCATTATCAGTAGATGATAGAAACATTCACTATATTGGTAATGACCCTAATACTGAAAATCAAATACCTGAAATTGGTAAGACAAGATACGAGTATTTAGCGGAATTTTTTAACAATAAGATTCCAGGTGCAAGTAATCCTTTTTGGGGACATCAAAATACTTATGAAATCTTTACAACAGGTTCGGAGATAATTCATTTAGATGGTAATTTTCAAAAGTATAAGGGTAAGTTAGATTTTGCATTTACATCTCCACCATACTTTGATAGAGAAAGATACTCAAATGATGAAACACAATCATTTAAGAAATTCAATAACTACGATAGTTGGAGAGATGGATTTTTAAGACCTACACTAACAACTGCATTTGAATATCTTCGTAATGATAGATACATTCTTTGGAACATTGCGGATATTAAAGTGGGTAAGGATAAGTTTTTCCCATTGGAGCAGGATTCAATTGATATTCTTACAGAGTTGGGGTGTGAATATAAGGGTAAGATTAAAATGACAATGAGTCCTATGACGGGTGTTGATTTGAGTGGAGTGAAAAATAGTATGAAGATAGGTGATATGGTTTACAAATATGAACCAATCTTTATTTTCTACAAACCTTAAAAATAACAAATGTATCAAAACATATTTTACGAAAGAGCACAAAATCTTATCCACCTATGGGATGATAAAAATGGTTATCAAACATTTCCATATCGAAAGTATGCGTATAAGAAAGACCCGTATGGACAACATACATCAATGCATGGTGATAGATTGACTCGTATTTCAAAGTGGGAAAAGGATGAAGCTGAAGATTTATTTGAATCAGATGTACCCGAAACCACTAGAGTATTAGTTGATATATACGATTCCGATATTCCATCAAAAGGAAACAGAACAATGACTTTTGATATAGAAGTTGAAATGGTTAGTGGATTACCTAACACTCAATTTGCACAAAATGAAATTACTGCAATAGCATCACATGATGGTGTTACTAAATTGTACGATGTATTTGTATTAGATAAAGCAAGAAAAGTTAAAAACAATGCAAAACAATTCAGTAAAGATGGTAGAGATGTCAAACTGCATATTTTTGATAATGAGAAAAATCTTCTAATTGCATTTCTTAATTATTATGAGGAAGTTAATCCAACAATCCTAACAGGTTGGAACATTGACTTTTTTGATATTCCATATCTTTACAATCGTATTAAGAACGTATGTGGGGAAGGACATGCAAAACGATTATCTCCAATTGGACAAACCTTTTATTCACCTTACAGACAGAAGTGGAGTTTTGCTGGTGTATCTATTTTGGATTATATTAATCTATATAAGAACTATAACTATGGGTTAGAATCATCCTATACTCTAAATCACATTGCTACTAAAGAATTAGGTAGAGGTAAGGTTGAGTATGAGGGAAGTTTGGATGATTTATTCGAAAACGATTTGGAGAAGTTTATTGAATATAACATTGTCGATGTGGACTTGGTTGTATCAATGGATGAGAAACTTCAATTCATTGAGTTATGTAGAGCGATTTGCCACGCAGGATTCGTTCCGTATGAAGATTATATGTTCTCATCAAAATATTTGGAAGGAGCATGTTTAGCATATCTAAAAACCAAAGGGTTAGTAGCACCAAATAAACCAAAAGATAGGAAAGAGAAGATGCAAGCACTTCGTGATAATAACGAAGAGAAGTTCATCGGAGCTTATGTAAAAGAACCGATTGTTGGTAAGTATGATTGGATTTATGATTTGGATTTAACATCACTATATCCATCAATCATTATGACTCTGAATATCTCACCTGAAACGAAGATTGGTAAAATTCAGAATTGGGATGCAGAACATTGGGTTAGAGGTGGAGATGCTAGTTATACAATTGTAGGTTCTGGAGGAGATAAATACGAATATACGAAACAAGAATTAACCGAAGTTATTAAAGATAGTAATTTAGGGGTAGCAGCAAATGGTGTATTATATAATCAAGATAAACCAGGATTGATTGCAGATATTTTGGATACATGGTTCAAACAAAGGGTTGAATTCCGTAAATTAGAAAAACAATATGGTGAAGCAGGTGATACTGAAAAATATGAATTCTATGCCAAACGCCAGTTAGTACAAAAGATTCTTTTAAACTCAATGTATGGGGTGTTAGGATTACCCGCATTTCGTTTCTATGATATTGATAATGCAGAAGCAGTTACAATAACAGGTCAGACTGTGATTAAGAAAACTGCTGAAATGGCAAATATCAAGTATAATAAGGAATTAGGTACAAAAGTAGATTACAATGTATACATCGATACGGATTCAATTTATATGATGGCAGAGCCATTGGTAAAACATAGATATCCAGAATACAAAGAGTTTGATGAGCAACGAATGGCAAGTGAAGTTAACATAATTGCTGAAGAAACACAAACATTCTTAAATTCATTTTATGATTTATTAGCTGAAAGATTCTTTTGTATTCCAAAAGATAAACACAGATTTGAAATCAAAAAGGAATATATCTCCAAAGCAGGATTTTGGGTAGCAAAGAAACGATACGCACAATGGATGGTATTGAAGAACGGTATCAAATGTGATAAGTTGGATGTAAAAGGTTTGGATGTAGTTCGTTCATCTTTCCCAAAAGCGTTTCAGGAATATATGTCAGGTATGTTGAAAGATATTCTTATGGGTAAAGATAATGAGTATGTTGATACAAAGTTATTAGCATTTAAAGCTAGTATGGTTAATCTACCTGTAAACAAAATAGCAAAAGGTGGAGCCATTAAGGAATTGAGTAAATACGATAACGGAAAATGGAGAAAAGATAGTGGGTTAGCTATTGCAAATTTTGAGAAAGGAACTCCGGCACACGTTAAAGCGGGTATATCGTACAACCGATTATTAAAGTTCTTTGATTGCCCGTTTAAGCATGAACCAATTAGAGATGGTGATAAGGTTAAGTGGGTGTATTTAAGACAAAACCCATTAGGATTAGATACAGTTGCATTTAAAGATTACAATGACCCAAAAGAAATTATGGACTTTGTAGAGCAATATGTAGATAGAGATATGATTTTCAAAGCAGAGTTAGAGAATAAATTAGATGATTTTTACAAAGCATTGAAATGGGAAAAAGCATCAACTGAAACACAAACTGCAAAAAAGTTTTTTACATTTTAATTATGGAAAGTTTAAAATTTTGGAATCCTAAAACATTTGATATAGCAAGTTACAAATGGTTATTAGAAGAAAGAAAAAATAAAGAAATATTAGGAAATGGGTCCGATACTGGAACTTGTTATTACACATTTAATGAGTTAGGATTTAGAGGTGATTCTCCTAAAAAGAAAGGATTAAAAATAATGTCGGTTGGGTGCTCTCATACTGAAGGGATAGGTGTGCATGATAGACAAACTTGGTCACATTACTTATCTAGAATGATACCAAATGGTGTTGATTTAAATTTAGGTATAAGTGGTAGAAGTAATGATTATATTGCCAGAAGTATTATAACTTGGGTAGATGAGTTAAAACCATCAATCGTATTAATAATGTATACATACCCACATAGAAGAGAATACTATAAGGAAAATGGTGAAGTAGAACCATACCATCCAAATCCTTGGGGATATTTTGATGAAGAAACGGAGGGAAGACTGGCTTGGGCAAATATGGTATCGTTATCCAATAAAAGTGAAGATTTTATAAACTGGTATAAAAATCATTTACTAATAACGAATTTCTTAAAACAAAAAGAAATACCATTTATTTGGAATGGAACATTTGTTGGAACCGATTATACCGATGAAAACAGATTTGATGGAGAGTATCCAAATTTACCAGATGAACATAGACATGCATCTTTCCTTGAAAACGAAACATACGCAAAAAATCTATACAAATATATTAAAGAAAATTTTGAAATTTAAAGAAAATAAATTATATTATCAAAAATAAACTATATAAAATGAAAAAACAATTAGAATTATTCCCAAATGAGGAATTGCAACCACAAGGTAGTATTAGTATTTCAGAACCACAACCAATTGAAGATGTTGAATGGTGTTTTCAATTTTTCAACAATGAACCTGTAGTATTTGCATGGGCAGATGAAAATTCAGAACCATCGCCACTAACATTAATCATTCAACCAATAGAAGGACAAGGATTAAATTTTCAACAAAATGGAATGCAGTTCACAATCTTCCCAAGACCAATTTCAGAAGAATCAAAATTAGAAAGAGAAAAATCTAAAGAAAATAATTAATTTATTATGAGCTTTTTTGAAAACGATATTAGTAAGAGAGAACATAGTTTGTGGGTGGAGAAATACCGCCCACAAACACTTTCCGAATATGTTGGTAATGAAACCGTAAAGGAAACCATTCAACAATATTTGGACAATAATGATATTCCACATTTGTTATTACATGGTAAAGCAGGAACTGGTAAAACCACACTTGCAAAACTTATTGTAAATACAATCAAATGTGATAGTATGATTATTAACGCATCGGATGAGAACAACGTAGATACAGTTCGGAATAAAGTGAAGAACTTTGCATCCTCAATGGGGTTTGCAGGATTTAAGATTATCATTTTGGATGAGTTTGATTATATGACTCCAAACGCACAGGCAATCTTGCGTAACTTAATGGAGACATTCTCCAAACATTGTAGATTTATTCTAACGTGTAATTACCACGAAAAGATTATTGACCCAATCAAAAGTAGATGTCAAACATTCGCAATTACACCTCCTACAAAGAAAGATGTTGCAATTCAGGTTACTAGAATTTTAGATGCGGAAAAAATTAAATACGATGTTAAAAATGTTGCCGATATCATTAGTTCATATTACCCTGATATTCGTAGAATCTTAAATACTTGTCAATTACAATCTGCAAAAGGAGAGTTGAAAGTAGACCATCAAATTATGGTGGAATCTAACTTTCAAACTAAATTGGTAGATTTGTTAAAAGCAAATGATGATAAACGAAATATGTTTATGAATATCAGACAAGCAGTTGCGGACAATCGTTTAAATGATTATTCTGAAATGTATTCTATGTTGTATAGTAGAGTAGATGAATATGCAGCAGGTAATACGGCAAATGTAATCTTAACTATTGCAGAAGGATTATCCAAAGATGCATTGGTAGTAGATAAAGAAATAGTGTTTATGAGTACAATTATTCAAATTTTAAATATTATAAAATAATGGAACAAGGATTACCAAATGGTGTCACTTTAAATGATGCGAGGGATATGGTGTGTGAATGTGGAAATAAAACATTTATGCCAGGATATAGATTTAAAAAATTAAGTAAAATAATGACTGGTAATGCTCAAGATTCAATCATTCCAATTGAAATGTATTTATGTACTCAATGTGGAAAAGCATTGCAAGAGTTATTACCTTTGGAATTGAGAGACACACCATCACCAATCGTATAATAATGGCAGGAAAAAAGTTATTTGACCACATTGCTGCAATTACATCGGAGCAAGACCCAAACTACTTTGATAAATTATCGGAGGAAGATATTAAGACATGGAGTAACTTTATGATTAATAGATTCCTTTCGATGAAACCTGAATGGGTAGAATTGATTGCAACTATATTACCTCTGACTCAAACATTAGAACCTAGAGAAATGTATAAGTTGTATATCAGTATTATACCTAAAGGTAAATATTATCTTAAATACATCAAAGGAAAAGGAGAAGAAAAATACGAATCATTTTTAGTTGATTTAATTAAAAAAGATTACGATTGTTCCGAAAGACAATCAATTGATTACATTGAAGTTTTATATGCAACCAGAGAAGGCAGGGAGAATATAAAATATATGTGCGAAAAATATGGTACTGACAAAAAGTTAATAACCAAATTAAAATTAAAAATATAATGCTAAATAAAAAATATTTGGTAGCTAATGGATGTTCCTTTACAGAAGGCCATATTCTTGGTAAAGAAGGAGCGTGGCCTAAATTTTTAGGAGAAAAATTAAATTTAGAAGTTTATAATATAGGTAAAGGTGGTAGTGGTAATGATACTATTACTTGGAGAACTATTGAATTTTGTGAAGTTAAAAAAGATATTGCAAAAGATTCTTTATTTGTCATTCAGTTAACGGAATGTTTAAGATACCAAGTATATTACGATGATATGATACATTCTCCGCAAGAATGGCATGTTACTCCATTATGTTTTGAAAAAGCTATGCCAGCTTATAAAAATGGCAATAATGCTGCAAAATGGATATATAAAAATAGAAAAGAATTGATTTACATTTATAGCAACATAACATTTTCTTTATATAAAACATTACAAAATATAATAACTTTAACATCTTATTTTGAATCAAAGGGATACCCTTATATTATATTTGATGGCATAAATGACCATAAACCATTTAAACATAATGATGAGTATTATTTAAAAGAATCAAATTCTGATAATATAAATGAGCAATT